GTGCTGTCCGCATCGTCATCATGGGTCGCCTCGGGGAAACCCTCCAGGGCGGCGAACCACTCGTTGTTCCAAGGGCCGCGAAGCACGAGGACATTGCCCGCTTCAGCTTGCGCTGAGAAAGGGCTAAACCGAGTGACCTTGTCACCGGATTCCGGTGTCGCTCGTGCTGTGTAGCCGGCCAGGAGCTTGATCAGGCTTGCGACCTGCGACTTGCCGGCCTGACCAGGGTCTTGCGGCAGAGAGATCTCAGTCTCATCGCCATCTTGAGCGGCAGTGTTCCTGATCAGGGTCTCGACGCCGTTCGGCGACATGTAGGCCTTGACGTGATGGGCCACGATATAGCGCCCGTCGGGCATCCGACCCACCTTCGTTCCGGCCGTACCGTCTGGGTCATTACCCTCGGTCTTCGGCGTTGCCGCCAAGTCCCATCCTCGCATCCATCGAACGCCGGCCGGGATGGTGTCGACCATCTCGCACCAGCCGCGCTGGAACAGCAGACCCGCGGCGGGCCGGATCTTCCAGTTTCCGCCTAGAAGCCGCTCCCGCTCGACCGTCGGCTGCGCCATCAGGTTGGCGAGATAGCCAGGGTCAGCCGCCATCAGCATGGCGTTGTCGCTGAGCTTGGCCGGAATGAACGTCACCGACTTCGGCGGGATAGGCTCGCCCGTCAGCGGGTTGGTATGGTGGGCCAGCTCCTCGGGGCTGTCGGCCCAGATGATGGTGTCTCCGATGCGAATGAACCAGCGCAACTTGCCTGCGCGCTCTGCAATGGCGAACCCGGTCTCCTGATCGATCCACCAGGATATGAACTCAGCGACCCAGCTATCCGCATCAGGATTGCACGTCGCCCGAACGTAGGGCCGCACCCCGCACATGGAGCGGTTACGGCTGAGCATGTACCAGAACTGCTTCGCGCTGAAGTGCGTCAGCTCGTCGAAGCAGATGAGCGGGATCTGTGACCCCTGCCAATTGTAGATCGTCTTTTCGTGCTCGAGGTGGGCAAAAGAGACGCCCGCCCCGGATGGAAACGACCAGCTCAAGTCCGGCGCCGATCGCGGGTTCGCGCTCAGGTGCGGGTAGAGCTTTTCGCTCTCGTCCCAGAGGCCGCCCTCGTTCCGGACCTGCGTCAGGTTCCGCCGGAAGAACACCGCACCGAATGCCGGGTTGCCGACATGGCGCAGCGGCTCCATGAGGAGGGCCCAGGTCTTGCCCCCACCTGCCGCGCCGCCGTAGATGGCGATGTCGGCCGGCGATGACAGGAACGTCGTCTGTGGGCCCGGTTGCGGCCGGATGATCGTCTGGGCTGCCGCGCCCTGCTCAACTCCTGCCATTGTCGGGCAACTGGAAGATCGTCACCGGCGACACGGGCACCGGCAGGTCCTTTCCATCCTTCCCTGTCAGCTCGCGCCGATTGGTATAGCTGCCGCCGACTTCCTCAGCCGCCTGTTTGAGCAGCGATGAGGCCAGCACCATGTTGCCTTGCGTCTCTGCCTTGTCGGCCATGCGCTGGAGAGCGCGGAGACGAACGGCGCGGTGGCTGATGGCGATGGACGCCGTGTCCTCAAGGAACGTCTTGCGAGTCTCCTCGAAGAGAGCCTTCCAGCGCGCGGCGACGTTGCGGCCGGCTTTCTTTGTCGGGTCGTAGGTCTCGACGAGCTGGGGGCTCAGCGTGACCCCGTAATCCTTCTTTACCGAAGCGACAACGACAGACGGCGTATCGAAGCAGGCGAGTGCTTGAACCACGTAGGTTTGCTGCTCGCGGGTGAGTTTCGCTTTTGCCATCGATCTATCTAGACGCCATCAAGGTTTCAGGCGACACGCAACTGGCACGTGCCGCATATGTGGCCGATGCTGGCCTGCGATATTTCTGGTGGCCGATTTGCGGCATCCACAAGTGCCCGCACATTGGCGGCGTCTGCACCATAGCGACGGACGACGCCGACGAACTCCTCGACATCATGTCCACGCATGGCGAAGGCTGGCCTACCGTCCCGGCGGAACTTTGGTCCGAACGGACCTTGCTCTTGTCCGGCGTGATAAAGCTCATGCTCGACCAGCGCGCAGAATTCAGCGTCCGAGCACTCCGAGGCATATTGTGCATCGAAGGTCAGTAAGAAGTCTGGCACATCACCGAACCATTGCAGAAGCTGCAGCTCAATCCGAGCACGCGACCACTTGTTGGCCGGCGGCAGTCCCATCTCACATTGGCCGACGATCCTGCGACCAGCCCTGCCGTTCGGTACGTTGGTCCAAAGCGCGCCAAGGGTGGCGAAGCGGAGATGAGCGTGATCCTCATTGAGGAGCTCCGCATCATCGTCAATGAAAGCCAAGCGCGCCCATTCCAGAATCTCAGGCGCCGGCTCAAACCTGGTTGCCGTGTCATCGATCATATCGAGAGGTGGCATTGGGCGTGCGGGCAGGTTCATCTGGACGAATACCTTCTCGCCACTTCCATCAGATCCACACCAGCCGCATTGGCAAAGGCAGCAAGGGCGAACACCGCGTTCTCTTCCTCCCGCCAATGGGGATAGTGCTTGCCGCTTGCCACGCCCTTCAGCGTTGGGGATGCCTCCATGCCAAGGATATGGGCTAGCAGCGAATGGAGCATGTCGTGCTCGACGTTCATTGCCTCGGCGCTGGGGTAGCCGAGCCCTTCCGCTATATCGGCTTGGCCTGGCTGCTCTCGGTGATCTGCGGGAACGAGACCACCATCCGGTAACCGCGTCATGGTGAGGTGCGCTGAGGTGTCCACCGTCACCGTTACCTCGCCAAAGCGGAATGTTTCGGCTCTGCCGCGCAAAACCGTTTCTTCTGGCCCGTGGGACATGAGCATTTCGCGATATGGATTTTCTACAGAATGCAGCCGTGAGCAGGAATGATCGGCACGTCACCGGCATTGACAGTGTGAACATAACCGCCGGAGAAGAACGGTGTGGGCGCTGGCTTCAGCGGATCGGGCAACCACTTTCGCGGCACAATCATCTTGCCGCCGTGGGTCATCACCTTCTTGGTCACGCGACCGATGCGGCAATGACGATGCAGACGGTTCACAACGTTCTCGGTGTTGCGCTGCATTTCCTCGGCGAGCTTGAACAGCGTGGCTGGCTCCGTCATCGCTCTCTCCAAATACGAAAGCCCACCGCCGGGTTAACGGGGTGGGCTGAAGAAGCAAGGCATTCGCGCCTTGAGCCTGCCGACAAGCGACAGGTGGGTGATACACGCCTGTCTACAGGCTTATGAATAGACCAGAACGACCACTCGCTTCCCACCCCGGCTTGGCATCTGGGGTAGCGGTCAATCGGCTTGCGCCTCCCGCACTTTCCCATCCGCCTCACGGGCCATAGCCTTGTCCGTCGTTCTGTTACGGCTATGCCGTATGTGGTCGGGAAGGCCCGGAGGTAGTCTCACCCTCTCCGGTGCAGAGCGTCATTTTGCGCTTGGCTCAGTGAGACATTTGCCAAGAACTAGACGGTGCATTCTTCCCGATTTCGTATCCCCACCCTCTCCTACATCAATACCAAGCGAGGGTCGCAAGGCTTCGGAGTGGGGCAGGGAATGGTGGTCGGGAAGGCGAAGGGACACAGCGCCTCGCTCTTATTCCAGCCCAGACATTCCTGAACGGGCCTTCCCGATTTCGTCTGCCTTTCGGCAATGGCTTTGGAATGGGCCGGGCTTGATACCGGCTCCCTGTTTTCAGAAGGCTACCCGGAGGCAGGGAGACTGCTCATCACGTCTGCGTGTCCTTCCACGCCGCCATTCCAAACTGTGTGAGACTAGAGGTTGATTTCGGGCAATATTTTTCAAACGGGGCGCGGTGAAGTTCGCCCCGTGGCCCGGCGAGTGTTCCCTCGTAATCGAGGTCCGCGATCAGGACAGCCACAAATCACCAAATAATGCAGCGACACTAAGCGACTTTTTCGATTTGTTCAAGCGTCTCCGCAGCTTCGAGTGCATCCAGTTGTGCGGTTATCGACAGAACTCGCGCGCGCACCACGTCGTTCAGGCGGTAGATGGCCTCGTCGGCATACTCGCGCAGCGAGGTCTTCGGGTTCCGCCCCTTGGGCAGCACCTTCTTCAGCTGGCCGCGGAGGTGGTTCGATCGATTGAAGCGCTTTCGCTCCATCTCCGACCACTCGTGCAGCTTGTGGGCCTGCGCCGCCTCGAACTCGTCGACCATGAACTGACTGATCATCGCCTCAGGAAAACGCACCGGGCCGGAATTCCGCGTCGGCGCCAGCATGCACATCACGGCTTCGACGCCCCTCACCCTCTCGA